AAAGATTGCAAATCTCGCGAACATGAATGGTACCGGCAACTTGGCTTCGTGTCACACATTGGTGACGATTTAGGACGAGCCATTTTGAAAGCACGCCACAAACTAGTCGTGTTTGGTTGTGGGTGTAGAAGCACTTATGAAGATTGTAGGCAGTCTGGATCAAATGACACAACTGTTGGTAACAACAAGACAACTGGGGAAGCTATTGCTGGTTGTTACCATGCTCACCGTGTCTTCGGTGACTCATATGCATGTGCCGTGAGTGGTGATGATAATTACACCATTATGACACGGAGGGCATGGAGTCGAATCGGGGAACGGAACATGACGGATTACGTTAGTGCACTGGGTTTTTCTTTGAAAATCCAATCATCAACGAACCCTACAGCAGTTGAGTTTGTTTCTTGCAGATTCTTCCCTGTTGGCACAGTTATATTCAATGATGATGACCTCACTGCTGTTGAGCAGGAGTCATTGGGAGTTGATTGTGAAACTGTCTATGCCATTGGAAAGAAACCCGGAAGAGTTCTGTCTAAGATGGGATGGATGCTTAGTAAACCTAATAGATCAGATAAGTTGTGGCTGCAATTGTTCATGGGCAGCCTCTTGTCTTACGATGCTACCGGTTTACATGTCCCATTTTTGCGAGTGTATTTGGAAGTGTGCATTGAATACTGCATCAAACAAGGGATAATTCCAATAATCGATTCTGATTTGAAGCATCGGTTACGTGGGACGGCAAAGTACATGGTTACCGAGGCCACCTGGGATTGTTTCTATGAGGTGTATGGGCTAACTTTTGAGGATGAAGAGGCGTTCAAGGTGGAGCTTGAACGTGCCGTCAATGATCTACCGTATATGTTAGTGTCTCCTGTGTTACAGACACTGTACGATGTTGATCTTGGCCTCTTGTTCACCGCTCAATAACTTGCATGCGCGGGGTGCTCATCCCCCGGGCGGGACGCCGCTGAATGATGGGTGACTTGACTGGAGAGACGTCTCCAAGTAGGTAATGTACTCCTAGGTGGAGGGCGAAGACTTCGCTGACCTCTGTTGTGGTTCGACTCCACCATTCCCTGCTAGCCGACCATAGACTACCAACACATATTTCTACTGATCGTTTGTTCTGATTTAAATCATGAGCATAAAACAACAAAGACAAAAATCAAAGTCTGGCCAAAAGCCAAGGGGCAACAATCGCAAGCGTCCGGGCCCCCGACGCAATCGCATGGCAAAACGGAACAACAAACAGTTGTCCGTTTATGCCGCACCAACCGCATTCGGATCTACGATGCGGACCAGGAATCCATTGAGGAATCTGACAATCTCACACCGTGAGTATGTCACTGACCTTAATTCCAATGGGACTGGCACTCAAATGGTTGAATTTGAGTGCAACCCAGGGTTGCCTGTTGCATTTCCGTGGTTATCCACTCTTGCAAACTCTTTTGAAACTTATTCGTTCACCAAATTGCAGTACATTTTTGTTCCCACTTTGTCGACAAGCACAAATGGGGCCATTGCTCTCTGTCCGGATTATGATGCCGCTGATGACAATTCCACTAAGTCGAAAACTGAATTGATGTCTTTTCAGGATTCGATTCGTGGGAATTTGTGGTCTGGGATGACCATGTCATGCACGAGCTCTAATCTCCACAAACAGAAGCAGTTCTTTGTACGTTCTGATACCCTTGCTAACAACTTGGATATCAAAATGTATGATGTACTTCGCCTTTATGCTGTCCTCTCAGATGCTTTGGCAGCTGGAGAGATACTTGGCGTGCTTTGGGTGGACTATACCATCCAGTTACACACACCACAGCTGAATTCTGTAGCACTTGATGTCCAGAGCTGGCTCAGTAGTAATACTGATACGTTCGATTGGAATTACCCCTTGCATGGCAGGACGTCCACTTCTGTGGGCAACATGTTGCAGGAAGGGGTGATTGACAAGGCGAACCCACTGACTGACATTTGGGCAAAGGTTATCAAGTTCTACCAACCTGGTTCATACCAGTTTCTGCTTTCAATGTTTGTTAACGAGGATGAGTTTTTCGACAGTTATTCTCTCACCTATGAAACTGATACAGGTGATGTCGAGGCGTTCATTGAGGAGGAAGTTATCCTCAGACCGTCTGGCTCACTAATTCAGATGATTATGAAGGCGTTTATCAATGTTGGGAGGTTAGTGAGCAAACTCAATCCTGTCACCGTCACTTTCGACCCGATTGCGTTATCATTGGGTAACACTGCAGTCAGCCGAAAGTGGTCCTTGACAAAGATGGATGGGTTCACGCTACCAACTCCACCATTTAATAAGCCTATTCATGTGAAGAAGACTGTCACTTTCAACAACAAGAAGATGGTGAAACGACCACTCTTTAATGATTCGCGTGATCTGATGGATGGTGTCAGCTCTGAGAGCTGATTGCGATTCGGTAAAGTTCCACCTCACGGGCTCAATTACTCACAACTACAATATTAGCTTAGTAGCTTAACGGTAGTGACAACTCACGTGTGTCGTATGTTAAGAAAGGGTACATCCTGCTTCATTCCGAAAAACACTGCTGATCCTATCAGGCGTAACTGCTAGGAGAAGATAGTGTCCTAGGCGTTGTGGGGTGGTCCGTGCTTAATGTCCGCCACGCCGGCAAAAAGCTAGGATCGTGTTAACGTGCAGTAATTAGTTCCATTGGGTAAACCTGGGGGGTAATCCAGGTCCAATGGAGAAAATGTATTAAAAGTCCTAACA